GTAAATTGCCATTATCGTTTAACTCCTATGTTTGCTACCCAAGTGTAGCCTGTTGAAATACCTACTGATCTACCGCCACGTTTTCCTGCTGATAGATTTTTTGCAAAGACTGTAGGATTTTGAATATAACCCATTACACCACTAATTCTTAAAAAGGCTTGTGAAAAATAGCTATTAAAGAATGAGTCAAATGTTTTTTCAAATCCGCCTAAAGATTCAACTCCTCCAGGATTATCAATTACTATTGGACCTTTAGTAAAAACTTGTTCTCCATTATCTTCAAATGCAAGTACCGATGCTTTACGAGGTCGGATTGTAACAGGAATACCGTTTTCTATAATTCTTGCCTTGTCATAAAATGGAACGGTAGAGCCATTTTTTATGGATGTTGACTGTCTAAATGTTGTTTTAATAGACAGTCCGACTCCAGATATTGTATAATCAATATCAAATAATCTTGCATTTGGACTTCCAGTTTGATTCCATTCATACATATGATGAAGAAGTCCAGGATTTGTTCTGGCAGATGAATCAACATATTGTTTAATTAATTCAATAGCATCCTTGCCAACAGCATTAAGAATATGATTTCTTCCTCGCTTAACGCCTTCGGTAAATCCAAAAGAATATTGAATCATATTATTCATTTCTTTAAGAAATAGAGTGTCATTGAATTTTGTTTTCATTATACGTCTGCCCCCTGATTTTCAGAGCGGCGTAGAACTACCTTATAATATTCTACAGAACCAAACGGATTAACAAATGGAGCCTGTGTTGCAATTTCAAATAAGGTGGACTTTCCATTTCTTGGTCCAGATGTTTCAAGGTAAATTAAGTTTCCAAATTTATCCCGAATATTTGTTATAAGAACATTAGTTGTTGCATTTTTTGCATCAACGCTTGAAATGCGAATATCTTTTTTGACTCTTCCAAGAAGTAACGTATCGGTCTTAATGTCTGGATCTGGTTTAATGTCTTCTTTATATGAAACCCCAGCTTCATTAAATGAGCAAACAATTGTTTTGTCTAGAATCCAAGACTTTATTACATTCCCATATGCACCTGTTTCAGCAATTGGATAGTAAACGTCTGCCATCATTGGGAACATAAAATCTGGGGATTCGCAAATAGACATTACAACACCCCTAGTCTTGTAATAGACTTAGCATACTTAGAAAGTATTTTGTCTACAAGAATATTACCTGTTCCCTCAAATGATCGCTTATCAAACTGTAGCTTATACTGATCGGTATTGTATGCTGTGACATATCGCTTGTAATAGTCGAACTGACCGCACTCAATGTCTGTTATTAATAGTCCGATTGCACGAGCAATATCTGATGGAACGGATGTGTATCCAGACTCTACAACAACTCTGTAGTCGTATGTTTGAGGAAAGCCTCCCCACACTCCAAAGTTTAAGTCTAAGTAATCTGTGCTTCCAGCAGGAAGAATAAGGCTTGCACCTTCGTTTCTATTTAACTCTCCTGTATAGGTTTGAGTTATAGCAGTCTTATCTTTTGTAATTTCAAAGTTTCGTATATAAGCTGTTGGATCACTTGCATCATAAATCAAAACATTGTTTTCGTACACCTGCAAAAGTTTCTTTGCATCTACCCATAGTGGCAAGTAGTCTGCTCCAAGACCAGTAGTTTCAAAAGTTGTTTTTTTGTAGTAAAATCCTTGTGGAATTACAGAATCAACAATTGCTCTTGCTAGTTCTTCATTAAGTGTTTTTGCAGTTATGTCAGACGCTGTGTCTGCTAGTGTGTTTGGGTTTAGGTATGGTCTACGGACTTGGTAGGTATCATCTTGAAGAACATCTCCTGACGCATCCGTAATTACAACTCTATAATCTGAGTCATACTTTCCTGACAATGTGATTGTCCACACATAGGCTGCATTATCTGTTACGGTTTGTGTGGTTGAACTAAGGTCTGCCAAGTCAGTAATGGTTGCTGTAAACACCTCATTAGTTGTATAAGTCGCTGGGATAGTATATGTAAACCCAACGCTAGTATATGGCGATAACCTTAGTAATTCCATTAAATTCCGTACTCCTTTGCAACCTCTTCTGGGGTTGCGGTACGCACGTGATCTCGCTTAAGCCATTTCTCAGCCTCTGCTTTGTCTACAATGTTGTACCCTTTATCAATCTTCCCTACGCCTTCCCACAAGACATTTCGTGTAGAGAATACTGCTACTGTTTCTTTCTTAATAACTTTAGGCTCTACCGCCTTTACTTTTGGTGACTTACTTGCGGCTCCTGAGCCGATAGCACCACTTGGTGTTTGTGTAATTGCACCAGACTTTTTGCCACCTTTGGCAACTGTACGAGATGAACCGATTACGTTATCTTCATCTGTTTCTGGCATACCTTTTGACTTTTGTTTTAAATCTGCAATTGATTCCTCTAGGGCTTCTACAGAATTTTCTATTACTTCTTCAATTGTTTCTAGTACTTCTTCAACTGTCTCTTCGACTGTTTCGATAATTGTTTCATTTGACATTAGAAACCTCCTTCAATAATTATATCAGATAGTAAGAGAGGCAAGGACCGAAATCCCTGCCTCCCCTAAGAGTTGAACTCAGATTATGAAGATGAGTCCTGGCTATCGCTATCAACCCAAGCTACAGCGTCTTCCTCTTCCCACTGAAGTCCGAAACGAACGAATACGGTGTATTCGATTGTGTCTTTCTTCGCAACGTATTCGCGGTTTACAGTGATATCTCGCTGGAAACCCCAAATGCGGTTTGAGGGGAATGTAAGGTCAACGTAGTTGTCTGGGTAGTAAGGAACTTCCATTACTGGAATACCTAGTACACGAGTTGCACGAGCCTCTCCTAGAACCTGGTCAGTACCTGCAAGGTATGCGTTACGGTACTGCTCGGTCCAGATGTTGCTTGATGCTGTACCATTTTGCTTAACGATGTCAGCAAAGGTATCAGTACTTGCATAGAACTTAAGACCGTTCTTAAGAGCACGATACTTTCTTGGTAGAGCAGAAATAACACCCTGAAGAACCTCTGGAGTCCACGCACCGCTTGTAACGGTTGCAGAATACTCGTGAGCATCTCCACCGAAACGAACCTTACGAACGAATCCTTCCATAATGTTAAGGAATGAGTTCCCTCCAGTACCTGTACCGTTAACGGCAAGGTCCTCAATGTCATTTGCAAATGCGTTGGTCATTAGACGAACAAGGTGGTCCTCAAGGGCTGCACCTTCAATGTTGTCTTCTAATGCCTCAGCAGAAACTTCCCAGTCAAGGCGAAGCTTCTTTGTTGTTAGTTCAACCTTAGCAAAGGTTGCACCTGCGTTTGTATATGTCGCATCAGCCTGGTTTGCAGCACGAATAACTCGTTCTCCAACGTTGACTTTTTCGAGTTCCATTGTATTGGCTCTCATTGTGACACGACGACCATCTTTAGCGAGAATAGTACCGTCCCAAACGTAGTCAATAAATCTACGAGCCTGTTCAGGTCGTAGAATACCACTACCTGCATCACCCGAAGGGTTTACGGCGTTTGATCCAGTTGTAACACCAAAGCTTGCGGTGGGGATGTTACCTAGAGTGTCTGCTCCAGGGCTTGCAACACCACCAATTCCACCAGATGCGAATGCTCCTTCACCGTTTACTTCTGCGGCTCCGAAGCCAGCTGCGGCTGGATAGTTTTTAATAATTTCTTCCGACATTTTGTCACCTCCTAAGTGATTTTTTTATTTGAATAGATCGGCAGTTTTGAGGAAACGTCCGTCCCATAGGGATTTCTCAATCTTATCTGATTGATTTTCCTGTACGATCTCGCCTAGATCGCCAGATTTGCGGAAAGCGGTATCGGCTTCAACAGCGTCAACTCTCTTTCCAAACTCGTTAAACTCGCCCTTTGTCTCTGTTACCTCATTTTTTACAGAGTCAATTGACTTGCTTAATTGTGCAATTTGTTCGGCTTGTGCCTGAACAACTGCTGTTAGATCGCTAAAGGCTTTTGTAACGGTATCCTTGATTTCAGCAACTGCGTCTACAAGAACTTCGTCTGACGTGGATACTGAATCAACCTTTTCGGCAACCTCTTCATCAGCCACAGTTTCTTCAACTGCAACCTCTTCTGTTGCCTCTTCTGCTACTTCAACATCTGCCTCTGGAGCGACCTCAGCTTCGACAGCGACTTCTTCTACTGTCTCAGCGACTGCTTCATTTACTTCATCAGTCATAGGACTTACCTCCTTAGTTATCTTAGAAGTATTAATGCCTTTAGCACTATCTACTAAGAACTTCACCATTTCTGGTTTTTCTGCATCTGACTTTTCTACAAAGCCGATGTTTTTCATTTCAGCACCAGTTGTTGGGCTGAGTTCGGACTCGTTTACTGAGAGCATTACGATACCGTTTGCTTCGTCCCAGAAAACATTTTCAATTTCTACATCCACGGAATCTCCTGTGATTACGTCAACACCGTCTACCTTTTCGACAGACAGAACATTTGCAAACTGATTTGCAGGGGTATCAACTAGTGAAAGCTCTACGAGGTCGTAGTCTTTAATAATACGAATAGTAGCATCCATCTTCTCGTCAAAGGCATCGTCCCACTGGTTCATCTTGCCACCAATGGAGAATCCTGATAGTGTTCCGTCTAGAACCTTTTCCCAAGTGTCCTGAGCACCCTTTGAGATGTATGTTGAAACATAAACACCTGAATAAAATTTCTTTGACTCTGGGTCAAAATACTTGTCCTCTTTAAATGAAACCATTTTGCCTACCGCTTTTGGTTGGTGCATTTCACGAATGTTACCACGGAACTTTTCAAAAGCTTTGACTGAAGCTTCTGGAGTAACAATGTCATTCTGCTTGTCAAGGTTATCAAGCGTTGCAAAACCAGAGACGATACGTCGCTCTTCGTCAACTTTTGAGAACGGCATTGATAGACGAACGTTTTCGCCTTCAGTGTCCCAGTGGGCTTTAGAAATAGTCATATTAATTAATTATATACCGTTTTTTACAACAATGTTATATTGTTGTTACATTTAGTATAACATACTATTGAGATGCTCTTCCTTCGCCCTGTGCGTTTCTTCCAGTGGTGGTTGATGTGCTATCTGAATTATTGTTTGTACGCTCTGTATCGCGTTGTCTGTTCTGTGCAGTGTTTGCACGAGCATCAGTTGCTTGACGTGGTGTCATTTGAAACACCTCGTCGCCGTCTGCACGTTGACCAAGACCAAGTTTTTCACGAGCCTCATTAGGTGTAAGAATTTGTGTCTTAACATAACGCTCTAGAATCTGTGACTGTGCAATTTCATCTGTAAGTGTTAGTTCATTAAACTTAAGCTCAAGAATGTCTGTCTTTTCTCTGATAATTTTGCCAAGAACTTTTTCAAGATTAGTTTGTGCAGGACGTGCAACCTGT